GTAGAGAGTAAAAATTATGCATTCACAATTAGGTCAAGACTTATGGGTTCTTCAAAAAACAAATAACAAACAAAACGGATATTTCGTTGAGTTTGGTGCTGTAGACGGCATAATGTTGAGTAATACGTATGCTCTAGAAAAAAATCATGGCTGGAATGGAATATTAGCAGAACCTAACCCGATGCATCATGAAGCACTACACAAAAATCGTAAATGCAACATATCAACTAAGTGTGTTTACACTGAATCGAATAAAATTCTCACATTTCTTGATTGCGGTGGCAGCGCAGACAATGAACATGCCTTAAGTGCCTTAGAAGAATTTGCAAATTGTGACTTTCATTCAAACACTAGACTTAGTAACCATAAAAAGATAGAAGTACAAACAATTACGTTATTAGATCTACTTGAGCAATTTAATGCTCCTCGACAAATAGACTATCTAAGTTTAGATACAGAGGGCGGAGAATATGAAATTCTTAAAACATTCGATTGGTCTTATTATGATATATCTCTTATAACGGTTGAACATAACTATTCGCAAACAAGACAGAACATATACGAATTTCTAACCTCTAAAGGATATCGCAGAGTGCAAGAAAAAGAAAGTAAGTGGGATGACTGGTATACAAAGCTCTAAAGATAAAAATTTATGAATAGGTATGTTTTGTGTAGACCAGAATCTGGTCTAAACGATATGTTAAATCAGATTGAAATTGCATATCAATATGCAATTTCGCACGATAGGTGTGTTATTGTTGACACAAATCATGTTTCTAGTAAGCATTTTAGAGATGATTTCGAACACTATTTTACAAGCACCGATGACAGATTAATTCTTAGTTTAAACACATACAACGCAGAATTAAATGAATTAGATGTATATCCAACTTTTCTAACTGGAAAAGTTGACAACTACCACATTGAATTTAGTCAAAACTACGGCTGCTGGGTAGAAACAAAATCTAAGATGCCGATCTTATTTGATTTTGGCAAAGATTACACGGAAACAGTGTTGGTTCAGCAGCACTTTGGAGGAGGTGTACGTTCTATAAATGCTCTTCAAAAACTTAGAATTAAGTCATGGCTAGCTAAGATGCTTAAGGATAGAATTAATTCAATTGGTGGAGCGTATCACGCTGTTCACGTTCGAAATACAGATCTAAAGACCGATTATGTCACAGCTATTGAATCTTTAAAGAAGCTAAACATTAATAGATTATTTGTTGCTACGGACAGCGCAGAAGTATTAAACGCTTTTAAAATAGAATTTGGAAATCAACTTATTTCATTTTCTGATATTCAGCCCGAGGTTAATCTTAATTCAAATGGATCTCTTCACTTTGAAAACAATAACCCGAGAAAAAATAATACTAATGCAATATTAGATCTTCTCACACTGGCTATGGCAGAGACTTTGCATATGGTAGAATTGCATGGTTGCACATGGGCAAAATATAGTGGATTTAGCGTGCTTGCCATGCTATTGAAATCTAATCCGAACACATTGAAAGATTTAATAGAAGTAGAAGAATCCGGGATATAAACTTTAAGTTTTCAATCATTTAGCTTTATGCTATAATACTTTAATAATAAAGGACATACATGAGCAAGCTTATAGATAATACAAAATCAGATGATGATCTTCTAAATGAATTAGCTGATATAACTGGGCAGGTTGTTGAGAAATTTGAAGCAAGCGAAGATCATGCTCTCTTAACACTAGGTGTTAAGCTTATGGAAGACGAAGAAGGAGTCCAGACATACATCAATGCGACGGGATACTACGGTATTCTAGCTGAAGGCCTTTATGCTGAGCTAGGTGACCAGGTTGCTAATGGGAATCTTACTCTGTTTTCTATCATTCGTGACGTTATTCATGATCTCGAAGAACAGCTCGGAATTGATCCAGACGAGGAAATTACAGATGATGATTCTCCCGCGAATTACCACTAATCCAAACCGAATTGATCTTGACGAGGCCTACATGCAGATGGCCGAGGTCTGGGCTAAACGCTCAAAAGCTAATCGCAAGCAGGTGGGCGCTCTAATTGTCAAGGATCGGCAAATCATCTCAGATGGGTATAATGGGATGCCTGCTGGCGATGAGGATGACGGGTGCGAAACTGTGGAATGGTGCTCTGCTGGAGGGTGGTTATCCCCAGAAGAAATTGAAGAACAATGGCCACACACGGGAACCTACATAGATTCTAGTGGTAATGAAATGACCGGGCGATACAAACTTCTAACAAAGCCTGGGGTTCTTCACGCAGAAAGCAATGCACTGACTAAGATTGCCGAAAATGGCGGCGTTGGAGCTAGAGGAGCCACACTATACGTGACAATGTCTCCCTGTTTTGAGTGCTCTAAACTTATTAAGCAGTCAAAGATTGCTAAGGTTGTTTATCGTGAACAGTACCGTGATGCCTCTGGAATTGAATTCTTAAAAAGCCGCGGCGTAGAAGTTGTTAAACTTGAGGAGAAATAAAATGTATTTCTTAGAAACTGAAGATCGCTTGATGTCTAAGCTTCTTAAGGGCAATCAGATAAAGCGCGAAAACTTTAATCCTAAAAATAAGTTGCACCTTGAATCACTTAAAAAGTTTCTTGCTACTGGTAACTGGGGTAAAATTCAATTTTTTGTTGAATCTCCATATGTTACTGTGCCTGAGACAGTTATTAGAAAATTCTGTATGCATCAGCTAAAAATGAATCCCATGATGCAAAACCAATCTAATGAAGACTGAACTAAAAGATAGAATTCTTTACTTTGACGGGACTAATCAGGTTAATCCTGAGCACGTCCCATCGCTATTTTTAAGTGGTGTCGAACAGGAAAAAATAATTGTCAATTATCTGAATGAAGATATACAGCTGTTTAATAATCTTTCTGATTATGAAATAGGTGCAGAGTCAAAATCAGTATTTGATCCTGACTTTTCATGGAAAATACCTCAAGAATATCTAAATCTAGATTTAGATTCTTTAATAATGCAGAAAGCAAGTAAATTGGGGCATGCTTATGAACATCGCGCCGAAAGAGAATTGCATGAAATAAAGACTAGAAAACTAACCGATGTTTTTAGAGCGCTAATTTATGTCGTAGATGTCTTAAAGGAAACAAATACTCTTTGGGGAGTGGGAAGAGGATCATCTTGTGCATCTCTAGTTTTGTTCATTTTAGGTCTTCATAAAGTAGACCCAATCAGGTTTAACATACCGTTAGAAGAATTTTTCCATGATTAAGGTTATTAACCGCCGGGCGGATAATAAATAAACAGATTGCACAAGCAATTATAATATTTATACCCATATCCTATTGGAGAAAATACCAATGAGCAAAAAAGCAAGAAGCGCTCGAGGCGAGATTGTTGATTTTGATCTTCTGTCTATAAAAGAGCAATTAGCGGTAACTCCTGTACCAGTGGGGGTTGATCAACGAAGAAGATTCATTGATGAAAAAGATGGAATAAAAATAAAAGAAAACACTAACCAACTTGCGCAAGAATTGCCAAGTGCATTAAATATATCAATGGAAGCTGCTATCATTTCTGCTTCTGCTTCTGATTCTGATATTACAGAAGCACCAAAGAAAAATAAAAATAAGACAGAAATCGCGTAATACAGATATCATCATTAAGATCATCAATATAGGAGATAATATCATGGCGCTTAAACCGCTCGGAAATTCCTTTTTGTTTTCATTTTTTTCAGTCACTGCTGGTGGTAGATTTATCGAAAGAAACAGTGGAAAGATTATTCTAACAAATCAAGACTTTGATACTCAGGGCAAATATGCTAGGTGGGGAAAAGTTGAAGCCGTTGGAAGCAAGGTGACAGATTTTAACGTGGGTGATATAGTTTTAATAGAAGCTCTTCAGTGGACTAAAGAAATAAAATTTGAAGGAAAATCATATTGGAAATCTGATGACACTAAGGTCATAGCTATTGGAAATGATGAAAGTGTCACGTATGCGTATTAAAGAGGAGTAGATGCCTTTTACCATCCTAGTTTTATTTTCGGCGTTTTTAATTGAAACAATTGGAACATATGTAAGCGTACTGGGTTTGGCATCATTATTTTCTGCCAATCCGATTATTATCGCATTGGCAATTGCATTAGATATAGGAAAAGTAGTTAGCGTTAGTTTTCTATATAAAAAGTGGAATCATATTAATCTCGTGATGAGAAGTTATATGACTGTTGCTGCTGTAGTTCTTATGATTATTACTTCAGCAGGAGCGTTTGGATTCCTTTCTGCCGAATTTCAGAAGGCAATTTCAGGAACTAACACCCAAAATGTTATGATCCAAACTTTGCAAGAAGAACAGGCAAGGCTGCAAAAACGTAAAGAAGAAATTGACAAGCAAATAGCGCAATTACCAGAAAACATGGTGCGCGGTAGAACTCAATTAATGAGACAGTTTGCACCCGAGGTCAACAGAATAAATGAACGTATTGCAGAAATAGATAAAGAACTTCCATCTCTCAAAATAGATTCTATAAAAAAGAATGTTGAGGTTGGCCCTATAATTTATATCGCAGAAGCATTTGACACTACGCCAGAAAAAGCTGTTAAATGGGTAATTTTTATCATTATATTTGTATTTGATCCACTTGCGATAGCACTGCTTCTGGCAGGAAACTTTCTTTTAGAAGAAAGAAACCGGGAAAAGAATAAAAAAGAATCTGATGATAGTAAATTGAATGACACTGATACTGATACTGGATTATCTAAAGATGATATTACTTCTGACAATCATTTGACAGAAACAAATAAAGAAGGTCTTGATGTAATACCTGCTGCACCGTCATTACTGGAAATACATACTCTAACTACTGCTCAACCAGCAGTAGAGCCAGCAGTAGAGCAAAAAGAAGAAATGCTAGATGAACAAACGACAACTGGTGAATTGCCAGCTTTATCTGATGATAGTAAGCTGCAGCAGCAAGACTCAATAGAAATCGTCATAGATACATCTAGCCCTCCCGCAAAATCTTTACTGGAAGACATAATAGTAAAAGATAATGCTGACATTCAGGTAGATACAGATCATAGATCTAATCTATCAAAAATAAAAAGCATATATCAGGACAATATCTGATTGTTGTTTAATATTCTGTACGTTGGATTATAATAAGTAATCCATAACTTTTATTATTTCCAGCATGAAAACAAATATTTGGGTAGAGCGCTATCGTCCTAAAACAGTGGCTGACGTTATCTTTCAAGATGACAGACAACAATCTAAGTTTGAATCATTTGTTCATTCTGCGGATATCCCGCATTTGTTCTTGGCAGGCGTTCAAGGAACTGGAAAAACGTCTATCTCAAAAGCGCTCATTCATGACCTAAATGTCGATCCTTCTGATGTGATAAAGGTAAATTGCTCAGATGAAAAAATTGAGGCAATTCGTAACAAGGTAACATCATTTGCCATGTCTATGCCTCTTGGCAAGTTTAAGGTGGTGCGACTTGAAGAGATTGATTATCTATCTCTAGATGCACAAGCCCTTCTTCGTAGTCTAATGGATGAAACGCAAACAAACTGCAGGTACATTGCAACCTGTAATTATTCAAACAAAATAATTGCTCCACTTAAATCCCGCTTCCAAGAGTTTTACTTCAAAGCTCCTGACAAGGAAAAGGTTGCTGTTAGAATGGCAGAAATTCTTGAGAAGGAAGGCATAGAGTATGATGCAGAAATTCTGTTAACGTATGTTGATGTTGGGTATCCAGATATCAGAAAAACTATCCAGCTAATTCAGGGAAATTCTCAAGGTGGTAAGCTTCTAGATCCCAAGTCGGCTGATGATGGCTTTAGCGACTGGCGCTTTGGGCTACTTGACGCTATTTCAGCAGGTAATTTTAAGGTAGCAAGAAAGCTTGTTTGTGACTCAGCAACTAAAGAAGAACATGAAGATGTCTATCGATTTCTTTATGAAAATATTGACAAGCTCAAAGTGAATGATAAGGAAGAAGCTATCCTAGTAATAGCTGAGCACCTGTACAAGCACTCAATTGTTGCAGATACTGAGATCAATTTGGCGGCCTGCTTCATCTCTCTAGGAAAGCTATGAGCGGAATCTTCATCACTACCGCAGAAAATCTTGATGTGACTCTTCATGAAATGAATCACATCACCCAACAATGGACACTGCAAGCAGCACGCGGCGAGTGCTCATGGATCTGTTCTGATTGTTGCTGCACGTTCCCTAGCGGAATGCCAGACGCATGCATCATGACCATGGATGCATGCACGAAGATCATTCAAAGAGATAAGGAAGAAGCAAATGCTGTCAATTGAAGAGCGTAAGGCTATGATGGAGGCTAACCCACCTGAGGTTAGCGGTCTGCATTGGGCAAAGACCTACTTCGATTGGGGCTGGAAGGGCTGTGGCTTCGGCCAGCTCGAGGTCTTCCTTTCAAAGGATGGTGATCTTCTTATCCACAATGAGTGCATGGGTCGTGATCGAGTTCGCAAAATTCTCCATGCTTGGGCCGACTACATCGCTGACCGAGCGGTGCTAACTGACAACCCCGAGGATGTTCCTCCGGTAAACTATTCAGAAGAGCAAGAACAGCGTCGTAAAGAGATGGAAGAATGGAACAGACAACGTGGACGAGAGTGATATCGTTTACCTACTGTGTAATTTCATGGCATACATTGAACAAAATCTAGGAAATCTATGAGCATCATTCTTCCAATTATACGCAACATTGATCCTAAGGTGATTGCTGCTGAAATAGTTGGTGTGCAGCCAATGACTTCAGGCGGTGAAGTATTCAAGCTAAAGTATGTAGAACGCTCTAAGCTTCCTGAACCAAAGCAGGGAGATTGGCGGCATAGTTTTATTCACGGTTATCAGCGCTACTATGGAACAGCGTGGATCTCTACTCATCTTTGGTGGAAGATAAAGATAAAGGGGTTATGATATGAACGCAGAAGAGCTAGAAGCAAAAGTTGGGAAGGATGACATTGTCTATCGCCTAATCAAGCGCGCTGAGATTCGGCGCCAAATTCCTGATCGAAAGAGCGTTCAAGAGGGGCTTCCTGACAGGATTGCTGATCTCTTAGAAGAAGCTGCTTCCATGATTGATTTGCTTCGCAGAAAAACATTTATCTCTGTTCTAGATGACCTATGGGATGTAGTTATGGCATATCATGGCAGAAATGGAACTTTCAACTTTTACTTCTCAACCTTTGAGCTTTTACCTTGGGATGTTTGGCTCAAGAAAGAACTTACAGCTGAACAGTGGGAAGCTCTCCAAGTAGAGGACTGGACTGTTAAGATTATCTGGACTGATAATAGCAATTCTTACGATATTTACCACGTGCCACTAAAGGAAATTCTTGCTTGGCATGAAGAAAATAAATCAAAGAAAGCGAGTGTATAATAGCTCATGGCAACTAACTATAAGCTGGATATCTTTGATCTTTTGAACAGGCTCAACAGCGCGAAGAGCGGGGATATTTACGCGCAACTTTCTGAAGATGAGCGCAAGGGATTTGCGCCGCCTGTTGTAATGCGCTGGATGTCCGGCACTTCTGATGAACGTCAAATTATGATGCTCAACGAGTTTGTAAATCCAAGAGTGTTTACACTTGGCAAGCACCCGCACCTTCTTATGCAGCTTCTTCAGGTCGCTTCATCTAAAACATCCAAGCGCTACAATTGGATCAGTACAAAATCTAAAAAGAAGAATGTGCAATCACTCTCAATAGTAGCTGAGTATTTTGACATGTCTCTTAGAGAAGCTGCGCTACTCAATCCATTTCCAAGCCATGAAGAAGTTATGCAAATGGCGCAGGATCTTGGCATGCAGAAAGATGAGATTAAAAAGCTAGAAAAGGAATAACATGAGCGAATATAAACCGGATCGTTGGGTTTTAGTTAAGCTTGAACCGCAAGAAGATCCCAAATTAGATACGTATTACCGAGTATTTGCCACCTGGTATGGCGGATTTGTGCATGGAGAATCATGGAAGCTTTCATCGGGTGTTGAGTCATCATCATTGAAGGATAACTTCTACAGCATGCCACAATCAAGTGGTAGTACCTACATATGCCACAAGGGAAGCTATGGCACGTCAGGGTGGTCATTTGGGGTGCTTAGTAACATAATTGACAAAAGCAAGGACTTTGTCAAGATTACGATTCTTAAAGAAAAGGATGCTTTGCTCTTATTGGAGAAAATGGATGCCTGAAAGATTCTCTAAGATGTCTAGAATGGACTCAAATCGCAAACAGCGCAAGGCGCGCTGGATGGGTGTTAAGAATCTTATGAAGAAGTATCCAGATTGCTCTTATGGCGGTGACTTTTATTGTGATCATGTTTATGAACCAGATCGCCCATGGGTGTGGGTAGACTTTAGGTTCTTTCATACTAAGCTAAAAAGATATTTTTCGGTAGCAATGGTTACTGCTGAATGGCATGCTTGGCACGAAGCAGAAGACAAAGCATACTCATTGGTCGAATTTCCAGAAACTAGATTAGTTTATGATGCGACTGATCCTAATTATGGTAAGCTGTATAAGATGCAGCCCGCTGAAGAATTTAATCGTGCAGTTGTCAAGAAGGATATTCTTCTTAATCAGTTCCTAAAAGAAGAATATAAAGTAGTGCCAACAATAGAAATCAAAAACTATGGATCAGTAGCAGTTGGAGTTCATGCTACTGTAAATACACAGCACATTGACGAGCACTACATTAGGGATTTCATCACATTTTTCAGGTCACTTGGAGAGCCAATAAAACCTGGAATTGTATGGCAGGGTGAGGAGGTAACAGTTGTCCCAGCAAGACTCAACGAAAGACATCAAAATGCTTAATGAAGAGCAAATTGCTGCTCGAAGGATTCCGCTTGAAGATGCCGAGATAAATCTAACAAAAGCTAAGAATTGGCATTGCCATTATTGCAATCATAGGTTTCGCAATGAGATGACTTTTATGAAGCATCATTGTGAACCTAAAAGACGTACTCAAGAGTTGATGTCACCCCTAGGACAAGCTGCTTATAGTTATTATCGTGAATGGATGCGCTTGAAAAAATACAGTCAGCCTTCGTCCGTAGCATTTATGGAATCGCGTTACTATAGAGCATTTATTAACTTTGCTGAACTAGTCAAAGATGCTAATATAGCTAATCCGGAAAAATATATATCTCTAATGATTGAGGCAGATATTTTGCCAATTTTGTGGTGCAGAGAACAGTGTTATTCTGTTTATCTAGAATGGGTAGATAAGATGGCTGATCCGATGGATGAAGTATCATCTACAATAAATTATCTTTTGGACTTGAGCGAAAAGGAAGGTGTGGAATTTAAACAGATATTTCAGCACTTAGGTGCTGCCAGAATAATATCATTAGTTAGACAGCGTCGACTATCTCCATGGTTTCTATTTTGTTCTAAAAGATTTGGCGTGCTGCTGAAGACCCTAGATAAGCATCAGCTTTCAGCATTTAATACTATAGTTAATTCTTCTTATTGGGCAAAAAAATTTGAAGAAAATAAAAATATCATCAAGGACATTAATCAAATATCTCGTGAGCTAGATTTCTGATGGATATAGATATTGACACACCCACATCATTTAATCCTATGAATATTTTTCCATGGGTAAGAGCGAGCATGGTAAAGGATGGGCAATTGTATCCTCACCCCTGTGGCGTTCATCCACAAAATATTCCTGTAGATCAAGTAACCAAGTTGTGTGCAATTCCATACCAAAGTGCAGAGCAGTTGGGCTTTTTCAAGATAGATTTTCTTCATTTAAGTGTGTATGATAACTTTAAATCAAGAGAAGAAATCGAACAACTTTTGGAAATTGAACCAGACTGGCAACTTTTGGTTGACCCTAAACACCAAAAGAAATTATTTCAATTATCAAATCACGGAGAAGTTCTTGATTCTATTAGACCCAAGTCAATAGAAGAACTAGCAGACGTCTTGGCTCTCATAAGGCCGGGCAAAAAACAATTTATTAAACTATATAAAACACAAAGAGAAGCCACCAGAAGAATTCTTTATTCAAAAGATGAAACTGGTTACTCCTTTAAAAAATCGCATGCTATAGCATATGCTATGGTTATTGTTTTACAATTACACCTAATATCATCAGGAATTATATGAAGATAGCAATTATAGGCGCTGGAATAGTAGGAATGACATCTGCGTATTATCTAACGAAGAAGAATCATTCCGTAACTGTTTATGACAGAGAACCATCACCCGCCATGAAATGCTCTTATGCTAATGGCGGGCAATTTTCAGTATGTAATTCTGAAACATGGAATACGTGGAATAACGTAAAGAAGGGGTTAAAGTGGATGCTTAAGAAAGATGCGCCTCTTCTTATTAGGCCAATGCCAACCCCATCAAAGATTTTTTGGCTTGCTGGTTTTTTAAGACACGTGCTTAATAACACTCATGAAAGAAACACTATTAGAACTATAATGTTGGCAAAGCAATCGCAACAACTGTATGAGCAGCTTATTGACTCAGAACAAATAGAATTTGATAGGCGTCAAAGTGGCATTATGCACGTATACTCAGATGAAAAATCAATAGAAGAAGCATACAGCTCTAAATCACTTTTTGAAAATAATGGTATTGAATGGAAATTCCTAACACCTGAAGAAATAATCCAACGCGATAAAGGAATGCGTGATTTTAAAAATCTTAAGGGTGGTTTTCTAACGATGTCTGATTGGACGGGTGATGCCCATTTATTCTGCCAAAAGTTACAATCTGTCTGTGAATCATTAGGTACTACTTTTAAATTTAATACAGATGTTATAGGTATTGGTGGCAAAAATATAATTTATAAGCAGAATGATATAGACGAAAGAATACATGAATCATATGATGCAGTTGTTCTTTGCAATGGGCATGAAATGACAAAGTGGTCTTTCGCGCATGGTGATTATCTTAACATTTATCCTGTAAAAGGATATTCTATAACTATACCTGAGGCAGCATCAGCACCAGAAATTTCACTGCTTGATGATAGTAAAAAGATAGTATGTTCGCTACTGGGAAACAGACTTAGAGTAGCGGGAACAGCAGAACTAGATGGAAACAATCTAGATATATGCCAAGATAGAATTAAACCATTGCTGAACTGGGTAAATGAAAATTTCCCATCCATAAACACTACGGTATATTCTCGCTGGGCTTGTCTAAGGCCCATGTCAAGTGACATGCTGCCCATGATTATCAAAAGCAAATCGGATGGATTGTGGTATCATGGTGGCCACGGCCACCTAGGATGGACCCTTGCTGCAGCGACATCATATCGGCTTTCAAATTTAATATGATCAACATTAATTGCAGCATGAAATAAATGTTTACTTTTTTCTTATTCACTTTATAATCATCAATATGTAAATTTGCTTTAATACTCAAAAATGCAAACATATCTAGTTGGCGGTGCCGTTAGAGATGCTCTCATGGGCAGACCTACGCACGACCGTGATTATGTCGTAGTTGGTGCTACACCATCAGATATGGAAGCACTAGGATACAAGAATGTTGGAGAGTCATTCCCCGTCTTCATGGACAAGAATGGAGATCAATACGCTCTGGCCCGCAAGGAGCGAAAGATTGGAATGGGCTATAACGGGTTCTCAGTAGAATTCGATAAGAGCATAACGTTAGAAGATGACCTATATAGGCGGGATCTAACTATAAATGCCATAGCACAGGACCTAGTCACTGGTGAAATTATTGATCCACATGGAGGCCAAAAAGACTTAGCACAAAAAGTATTGAGGCATGTATCTGATGCATTTGCAGAAGATCCGCTGCGTGTTGTTCGTCTTGCCCGTTTTTATTCTCGCTACACAGATTTTAGCATAGCTTCTTCTACTGTTAGTATTGCACAGAAGGTTGTTCTTTCTGGAGAGCTGGATGCCATCTCACATGAAAGATATTGGGCTGAAATCTATAAAGTTATGCAAGATACACACGCAGATCCTCAGAGATTCTTTGAGGCACTCCAATTATTTGGTATAATAAATTGTGTTAGCTTCTTTTGCAAAAACTTTAAAAAATTACCCACGGCATGGCATGTTAGTATAAACATTGGGCCACGAGCAGCAATTGCGAAAAAAATGTTCAGTGATGTTAACATGGCTTTTATGGCTATGATTGTGTCCTGTGCAAATTCTGATGCTGATCTGTCAAAAGTCTCTAGCGATATACAGGATACACATTTAGCATGGAATAGAATGTGGGAAATTATTTATGCGAAGGGTGAAACATTAGATGCAATCCACCTTTTCCACGTTCTAGCATTTTGCCGCGCAACTTCCAAAATGAGCTTGAAAATATCAAACATTATTGCGGTGCTTGAAATGATGGAGCATCTCGATGGTGTTAGAGATACTGTCACTTCTTGTATTTTGCGTGAAGCTGCTATAGCCAGCCAAAGTGTCACGTCTGCTGCTTTTATTGAGGCCGGCCTACGTGATACACAGCTTGGCGAAGCAATGAATCGTGAAAGATTAAGTAGAATAGAAAAAGTTCTACATAGTAAAAGGATATTGTGCAATGACCGTGAATAAAGAAATTACTCTTTTCAAAGTATTGACAGGCTCTCACTTGTATGGAACAGCCACAGAAAAATCAGATCTTGACTATAAAGTAGTGTACTTGCCCGATCTAAATGATCTCTTGCTCAACAAGAAAGTAACTAATCGCAAGGAAAAACCACATGGCATTGGTGCAGGTGAAAAGATGCATGCCGGTGAAACCGAAACAGAATATATCCCGCTTCAGGTATTTCTTGATGACTTCTTTAATGGTCAAACATATGCTTTAGAGGTTGCGTTTGCAGTTGCGCAAGGCATGCATGATGCTAAGTTTAAAGATTTTTGGATGTATAAGATCAAGGAAATGCTTCACAATTTTCTTACAAAGAATGTTAAGAAGATGGTAGGTTATGCAGTAGCTCAGTCCCAACTTTATGGTCTTAAGACAGAACGATACACTACTTTATCTGAAGTGCTGCGCGAAATGAACAAATACGGCTTTGAAAAAGCTCATGAGTTATTTGCTTCTCAAAACAAGCACTCCTTAAATGACGTGCCTGAGCTAGTAGAGCGATTGCTCAAGCTTCCACACGTAAAACGCACTGAAGTTCTCAATGCAGCAGGAGGATCTGAAATGTCGCAAGCTCTTGAAATTTGTGGCAAGCAATTTCCGCTTTCTAACAAGGTAGAGACGGTTGTAAAATCTTTGCAAAAAAGAGTAAGCGGTTATGGGGATCGCGTGAAAGAATTTGATGGTGAAGGCGTTGACTGGAAGGCACTCAGTCATGCTATCCGTATAACTGAGCAAGTTATAGAGCTTTCTCAAACCGGACATCTAAAATTTCCCAGGCCAAATGCGCATCTTCTTCTGGCGGTAAAAAATGGTAAATGTTCTATTCAGGAGGCAACTAGATATCTCGATGATGCATTTACCAAAGTTGATTCTGCTGTAGAAAAATCAGTACTAAAGGAAAGAACGCCTGAGCTTGATGAGCAATTCAAAGAATGGAAGGTGGCATTTCTTCGCCAAGAATATAGTATCAAGTAAGTTTCTTAAATTTTATCGCAATTCCTTCAGGAATTGCCACTACTCTTCTACGCCTGACTTTGGTTTTAGATACGCCATCATAAGAAAAGGCATGCCCAATTATCCTTGACACATAAGTTATATCAAACGTTCTATAGATAGAAGCAAGTTGGCTTGACAGACCTCTCCGCGCTATCTCTACACTTAGTGGATATTGTTCTGATTTGGAATAAAACCACTCTGTGGCAAGGCTTAAAAACTTATCTACGATAACGCTTTCTTGCTCAGCATAATCTAACACATATGCATTTATTGAATCACTAGTTACATTATCTATGATGCACAAAAAATTCTCGCGCCTATATTCCAGCAGGCACAAAAAATGATGATTTATTTTTCCCTGCACGTGCTCAACTTTAAGTTCCGGCGCTCTCTTTTTTGCCAATTTTCTCTCCCTTTATGATCCTGTAGGGATCCTGATATTTATCAGATTGCGAAACCTGTGACAGAAATGATACAAATCGTTATAAAATAACTCAAAATAGCTCAAAATAACTGTTTACTTTCCCCAGGTTCAGTGTATAATAGCCTTATCGATTGATTAACTGAGGACTCTCAAATGAAGACGATGACCCTCTCTGAAATTCTGGAAGTGGCAGGACAACTCTCTACCGATGATAAGTTGATTCTGAATCGATCTCTCGTTGAGATGATCCGCACGTCCCAGCGAGTGCACAAGGTAATCGCTGGATCCAAGTTCACCATTGGCCAAATTGTTCGCTTCGATGCCAAGCGGAAGGGCATTAAGTTCATCAAGATCGAAAAGTTCAACCGGGCAGGTACGGCTCTAGTTGGATACGAATGCGATCGAACTGGTAACAAGTCTACCCTGCCCACCCGGTGGACTGTCTCTACGACTCTATGCGCACCAGTTTAATTAAAGGATCACAAGATGCCTCGAATTACTGTCATAGTCCCTCTTGACATCTATATGCCGGATGATGAGAATGAACTGCATGGTCAGACCACCGAAGAATTTGTTGAATCCGTAGTGTTCCGCATAGACGAGTTGGTTCAGGATTCTGAAATTGCCTCAAACGTGGTTATTGGTCAATACGAAATTCAAGGAGATGCATAACATGGATGTCAAAACTACTTCTTCGGGCGGCATGGTCGTCACGGTTGATGGCTACCGCTTCACCGTTTCTGCCGGTCGGCCTTACTTCATCATTCGTGAGAATGGGCGGGTGTTGTCGGATCGATGCAGGACTGTCAATCAGGTTCTTGGTTGGATCGATCAAGTAGCAATTGACCGAGCCAAAAAAGACTCCTTTGTAGTAAACTAGGAGTAGATCATGGGCTACCGCACTGTTGTGATTCTTGAAAACGACCGAAGTAATGAGTGGATGAACGATCCAGAACTTGGTCGAAAAATTTACAATGCTTCATTGTCTGGTTTGTCCGGTGCCACTAATCAGTATGATCCCAATCGTATGCTAGGATACGGGACGGTCATAGAGTGCACACACGCAGATGTACAGTCCATGGTCGTGATTGATGGTTACAACGCAGTTCCAGTTTCGTCTTCTATCTGGCGGCCCAATGACGATGCCCGTGCTATGCTCATCCGCCTACTCCGAGAAGCGGTGCAAAAAATGGGATTTCAAATTGTAAAAAAGCCAGAGGTCAGCCAAGATGTTTAAGGCTAAGTACATTATTCTTAATAACAAAACACCGATTGTGTTCCCTGAAACTTATGCGCATGATGAAATGAAGCGCCTTGTTGCACCCGAATCAGAGTGTACTGGGGCGGGATTTACATATATTTCCAATGATGGTGCCTACTATGTCTGCTATGGTGAAAGTACTTCTCTTAACGTCAAGTCAAATGGACTGAAAGATAGCGAAATTCTGAACATCTTCCTTGGTGGAACTGTAAAGGAGCACTGAATAATGAGCTTCATGACCCATATCACTCGCGGCTGCCCAGATGACAATGATTGCCAAACGGCTGTGGGAAAAGCTCTTCCTAAATGCAGCTGCGAACATTTCGCATGCGAACCCATAAACCCGGCAGCAAAGGAAGATGCCTGGTGGAATTCTCTTACTCTTGACGAGAAAATAAGAGTGTACATTTTGCTAAAATGATGGTATAATACCCTCATAAACTCCTGATGAGGAACCCGATGAAAGACCACCTTCAACTCCTGACTCCGGAACTTCGCAATAAGGTTGAAGCCAAGGCAAAGGCTTGCTTCAAGGTTGCCGAAAAGCACTACGGCATCAAGATCGAATTCCCTGAAATTCGCTACGACATCAAGTCGTGGACCGGCGGTCTAGCTTACCGCAACCGGAACCTCATGCGGTTCAACCTCATCCTGCTAGTGGAGAACGAGCAGCACTACATCGACAACGTGGTCCCCCATGAAGTCGCTCATATGATCGTGAACGCTTGCTTCCGTGAAGGCAAGTTCAAGCTTGCTGAAGGCAAGAAGCGACAGATGCCTCATGGCAAGGAGTGGAAAGAAGTTATGGGAGTTCTGAAGGTTACTCCTTCTGTGCGCCATACATATGACTGCTCCTCAATTGAGAAGTTCGCCAAGCATAAGCGGAAGAATTCCGTGGACCGCGTCCAGCGAATCATGAAGCAGATCATGCGTCTGACCGAAGAAGAACAACTGAACCTGGCATCTGACCTCGATCGCCACGGAATTCTGGTAATGGCCTGAAACGAAAATAAGAAATGAATCTCACTCCTATCTCTCAAGAAGAAGCCTTCAGACGCGGCCTGCCACGCAGCTGGATTGAGGAGTTCGCGAAGAAGGTTCGTCCTATCGTGGATGAACTTGTCGTGGAATTCAATCTGTAAATCGTTTACTTTTCTCAGGTTCATGATATAATGAACATACTGACCAAGGAGATCCAATGTACGAAGTTCTGAATTTCGTGAACGTCATCAAGGAATGCGAAACTGCTGGCGGGGCTGGTACAAAGGAAACCATCAAGGCTGCCCTGAAGAAGTCCAATCTGGTTACCCAGCGACTGATCAATGAAGCTCTCAATCCGTACCGCGTCTTCGGTGTGCGCAAGTTCGAGCGAAAGCCCGATCACTTCTACGCCACGAATGACAACTACAATATCGACGGGTTCTTCAGCGTTCTGGATAAGCTTGCTTCCCGTGAGCTGACTGGAAAGGCAGCACAAACTGCTGTTGCAAACGCTCTGTGCGAGTTTACTCTCGAGACGGCATCGTATCTCGAGCGCATCTTCGACAAGGATCTCAAGGCAGGGTTCTCGGCTGATACTTTTAACAAGATCTTCCCAAAGAATAAGATCCCTACATTCGACGTTATGCTCGCAGATAAGTGCGAGAGCACTGAGGATTTTGAAACTGAAGTTACGTTTCCATGCCAAGCAGACTTCAAGTACGATGGTGAACGAACAATTGCGTTTGTTACTCCAAACGGCGTCACCTACTACAGTCGGTCTGGTAAGGAAGCAGTGCACGTAAATGGTCTTTTTGATGAAGAACTCCTGGACATCCGCGCAGCAGAAGGTTATGATTTTGTACTTGACGGTGAGCGGTATGCGTCTAACTTCACTGAAACAATGAACGCGAAGAAGTCTGGGAATGATGAAGCAAAGAAGAACCTAAAATTTCGCGCATTCTTTATGATGCCTCTCTCTGATTGGACGAATCAGAGCACGAGTATCACTATGCGTCAGGCCCGCGCTACTCTTGAAAAGCGATTGAGGCTAAGTGGCTGTACGAAGATCATCCTTTCTGAAGGTCGTGAGGTCAATGACTACCAAGACATGATGGACTTCTGTAATGAGGCTATTGACAAGCATGGAGTGGAAGGCCTTATTCTGAAGAACTGGGATTCTACCTATCAATGGGATCGTACCTTCGCATGGACTAAGGTGAAGCGCTTCTATGATGTGGATGCTCGTATTGTTGGTTTCTACCCCGGTCGTCCTAAGAGCCGGCTTGCTAATACGGTCGGTGGAGTCAACTGTGTTGCATTTCTTGAGAGTGGAGAGCGCGTAGAATTCAACGTTGGCTCTGGTTTTTCAGATGAGCAACGTGCTGACATGAAGACAAACCCACAAAAGTGGCTAGATACTACTCATGTGATCAAGTATCAAGAAGTTTCGCGCTCTAAGAGCAAGGCGGTGGCATCTCTCCGCTTCTGTACATATGAACGTGCTCGTGATGATAAAACCGTGGAGATCTAAATAATGTTTACTTTCCTTCTTGTAATTTCTGCCGTACTTATTTCGGCGCTGTTTACAAAATACTGGTACTCCCTAAGTTGCTCAAAACTAGAATCAGCATTAGTGTTTGTTTCTTCAGTAATTGGATTCATTGCTGTGATTAACTTTTTTGCGCGATGAATACACGTTCTTTAAAATTAAATAAGAATGGGAGCTAGTTAATGCAAACTAGAATAGGATCACTTACTGAGACTGTCACAAACATCCTGATAGGTTTCATTATCTCGATGAGCATCAACGCATGGATACTTCCACTTATGGGGTTCAATGTTACGCTTACTCAAAACTTTATAATCACCGTCACGTTTACGGTATTTTCCATTATTAGGTCATATCTCCTAAGGAGAATGTTCAATTCAATATCACTTAAATATAAGTTCTGATGATAAATATTCATGTTCTTGCACTATGAGGACATGGTATGAAAGTCATTGATCTACAAATTTACAGAAATAATAGAGCTATTCAAAACCTTGAGAAGAGGATAAGCGAGCACGCGCTTCAATCTAAAACTGGATCTGTATCTGTAATGAAGACTTGCTTTAAGGAATGGATTAAAAAGTTTGCTAATTAATAAGCAATATTGTAAAATAGCACATACCAAATAAAAATAGGAGCCGATGATGGAAATTGTTGAAGTATCTCGCAAGCAAGAGCATTTGCTGGTGCCCATCAATGTTGAAGCCGTTGAAAATAAAAAGAACGCAAAGTTTATTTGCGAAACTTGCATTCGCACTGCAAATGGAAATTGGAGTGATGAACCAGTTCAGCTCTATTGGCAAGAGTCGCCGCCCGTAAAGGGGTATTCTAATTATTTTGCGATTTTTGTGCGTCGAGACCTGATTGACGGTACTCCCCGTGTCTTCATAACTAGCGGTGAGACAGCTGTAAAAGAACCTATTAATGCCATTCGTCATAATGGCGAAATCGGATATAGTCGCTATCGTCACGATTTTAGGTGGGTAGGCGGTCAAGAAGTTGCTATTGATGGAGGCCGCGATTATACTAAAATTATCGGTAAACCCCAGCAATATCTGATGCTTGAAATAAATGGCGCTCATTTAGTAGTAAAAGAGCAAATCCCTGGCTAAGTAAGACATGGGCTGCACAATCTCTAAAATTAAACGATTAGTGTAATGGCAGAAATTTTCCAATTCAAGAAACCAGATGGTGAAAAACCGCACCATCGTAAAACTGATAACTTCCCCGCTCAACCAAAAACACGTCATGAAATTTTTCAAGATGTTTATGAAGATGTTATTGGTGAATGGCAGCGATTTGCAGCTAAAAATAGACTAAATGAATTCATAGAATCGAAATTGCCCTCTACGGACAGAGGACCTGATGGTACTGATTACGTCAATGATCTTAATGCTATCTCAGTTACAGAGCAAAAGCTCAACATGATGATAGCAGTATTTTGTCCTGGAAGCACATTCAATAATCAGCACGGATGGATGGCCGCATTTCACAGAGGTAAAGAAATTTTTTCAACGCCAGCAGACATGGTGTCTGAGGTGAGTGCAAGGTCTCTTAACATTGTTCTTTTTGTTGTATTTTCTCAACAGTTAAAACTACTGGGAAGAGATTGAATCTTAAAAATTAGGAGAAAATGATGCAAGAAAATAACGCTCTGGTTTCACTATATGTGGTACGGACGTCCGAGGGAAAGTTCTTTGGAGGGTTTGACCCAACTAAAGGAAGGGCAAATTTTGTTGAAGATGCTCGTTTGGGTAAAAAGTTTACTAACAAGTATGACATTAAGCTTCGCCCAGATGAATCACTGGTTGAGTTAATCATTGATCTTTCACAGGTCAGTGTGAAAGTTTCTGATCCTTTTAGGCCCCATCATCGCAAGGTAAAACAGGCCGCCTAATTTAATTTCGAATACTTAAAAGCAGAATGCACATACAGGATAGCGCTGTATGTGCATTTTTCACAGGAGATAATTTATATGAGCATGACAGTAAGAGAACTTATTGAACACCTAGCACAATACGAACCAGATCTAGAAATCAAAATTAGAGATCAAAATGACGGAACTATTCTGAATAATGTTGAATCTCATGCAGTGGAGCTTGAGCGTGTTGGGGATGCTATTTTTGATGAATCTAACTTAGTGGTCGTAATAGGCTAATAAACTTAAATTAAGTTTATGAGATTGCTACAAAATAACTGTTTACTTTTCTCAGGTTCAATGTATAATAGCCTCATCGATTGATTAACTAAGGACTCATATTATGTCTGAAGCAGTTTATACTTTTGACATTAATACCTTCAGCGATCTTCACAAGGATGCCTATGGGTTCCGACCCAGCGAGCGGTTCTACGTGTGGATGGATACGGCGACTAATGATGAGCTGCAAGCAGAATGGGATTCACTTCTGATTGCTGTCAAGCGCTCGATCGAGGAAGATAACCAGCGCGAGCTATTGGCAATTTCACGGTTTGAGCAACTAGTAAGTGAAACGATTGAGCGCGGCGCTGCAGATCGTGAGACCGCTCTGCGATGGATCATGGATGCCTCTAGCTGCAATGGCGACTGGGAGTTGTTGTGCTATGAGCATGGACTGCCCTACGGCTACTTCAAGAAGGCGGCTTGATCATGAAGAAGTGGGATCATGGGTACGTAGTGGGGGGCAGGGATGACCGCGGTCCTTTTCTGCTCGGCTCTTATCGCACACGGCGGGAAGCTGTCAAGCGTTTCCGTGAGGCGCTGGAGTCTGTGGACTGGGTGGCTGAGTACGGGGACACGCTCTATGTTGCGCACCTGGTTGAAGAGCGGCTGAACGAGACCGAAACGGCTTGATCTTTTGGACTCTTTGTGCTATACTAGCTTGAATGACTGAGAGGATTGAAATGAACGAACGAATTCGTGAACTTGCAAAGAACGCTGGATTTTCCCCTTTCGATGCGCAGAGTGAAATGGTAGAGAAGTTTGCCGAGCTGATCGTCAAGGAATGTGTCCGGCAGTGTGAGAGTCTTGCTGACATCGCCGAGAACATCAACTCCGACGAGCTGGCTCTTAAGACTAAGGCCACTGCTCAAAGCTGCGGCAAGATGATCAAGATGAGGTTCGGGGTAGTTGACTAATTTAACATACTACTATGGCATACGTGCTCTTTAATCGAACCCAAGCAGGAACTCCCAGCATCCTCAAGCGTTATGAGACTCGCAAAGGCGCGCTCATTGGCATGCGAGCCTGCAACCGTAACGCCGGCTGGACTCGAAAGTCTATGGCAAAATGTGGTTTCTTCGAGCAGGAGTGGGCTACCAACGGGACAGACTATGATTACGCTCCCTACGTTATCGCCAATGAGCACCATTACAATAAAGCTTTTGGAATAGACCAGCTTGTTCCGGTAGTCAGCTTGATGAGCGGTATGACTGTTATGATTCCTACGAGAGAGCTTGGAACCTTCTTAGACCCTTCCACGGAGCGCTATTGCAGCGCATAGTTTTTAATTTTCTGCAGTTTCGGGGGCATTTAACTAAGTCTTTTAAAAATTGAAAAATTGAAAGAAGTAAAAATCTTAAATTAAATCTAAAATAACTGTTTACTTTTCCCAGGTTCAGTGTATAATAGCCTTATCGATTGATTAACTGAGGAGATCTAAAAATGGCATCACCCTTCGTTTCTCGCACGGCTCCCGAAATGACCAAGGAACAGCGCAAGCAGCGCCGTCTAGCATGGAAGCCTAATTCTGTTAGGCTTAAGTCTCAAAAACCTGGTGAAGTAACAGTGGTATTTCGCAGTGAAAAGCCCACTACTGCAGAATGATGGGAGGAAATATGTTTACTGGCTCAGCTATTCTCCCCGCCACCCAAGCGCTCTTCAATAAGTTGAAGGTTTCTCTTAGCGAAATCCCCTCCCATTGGCCTGAAGGAACCGTTGTGGTGTGTAAGAAGCCGAATGGTGCTCTTCACTTTATTGCTGGTGCGAGTGGTAATTATTTCACACTTAACAGTCAACGCCAATTCTACCATGATCAAACTGGATCTAGCTTTGGTGAATGGCATGTTATTAATGAAGTTGCATACAAGACCGTTGGTGATCAAGTTCAGTGGACTCCAACTGTAGCATTTGATTCTCAGCTAAACACCACAACTAAAGCTGCTTTGGCCGTATTTAAGTAAGATAAGCAGTGTTTGACAAAAATCAACAAGGAGATTAGGTGAATACCTACACGGCATGGATTCGAGATCCTCGCACCGGCGCTACTTTTAAGGTCACGGTTCAAGCAGAGAATGTTGTTCAAGCGCGCATGATGCTGGAAGGCCAGTATGGAGCGGGAGCGATCTTTACCGGTCCGGGCTGATGTTAATCTCATAGGTATTTATTGCTGAATTCTTGTTAGCATTCTTATAAAGAGCAGGAAAATGAACGAAAGAATTAAAGAACTTGCCGAAAAACAAGGATTTACCGGCCCCAACTATTTACTTTCTTCGCAGGAACTGGAAAAGTTTGCCGAGTTGATTGTTCGGGAATGTATCGACGTTATTGGCGAAGAGAATTACGCCATGCTAACCGGAAAAGCATATTGTACTCAACTGAAAAGACATTTCGGAGTTTCAGAATGATTACCTTTTATCCCAGAGACATAGGATTATGGAGGAAATCATTCACATTCGAAATGCCCGGTGTCCATGGTCCCAGCAAGATATTTTATGATAGAGATGAATTGATTGGTTTCTGTAAACAGCATGGTGTTAGGTTAGATGATCCGGAAAATCCATTTGAAATTCTGAACGATTTTGCTAATCCAGTGTTTGGTGATGGAACTTTTGTAGTAAAACAATGGACCGTTATTGGATGGTTAAAGGATAATTTAGAATGAACGAACGAATCAAAGAACTATACCGCCAAGCCCACGGCACTCGCCACTACGATGGTGATCCTGCACTTGATGGCAATCCTCCTACCGTATATTGGCAAGGTGAGGCAAGTGCCCAACGATTCGCCAACCTGATTGTTCGGGAATGTGCTGATCTTTGCGATAGATTTCAAGCAAGGGATGTGGGTATGCAGCCCGCAGAATGTGCCGGTGCTATTAGAAAAATGTTCGGAGTTGAAGAATGAACCAACAAGAAATAAACAATATGCGGCTAGTGTGTAATCTAGCAAAACAATTATTAGATTACATCTCCCCGTCGGTTGCGGCAGGAGTAACTACTAACCATCTTAATGATTTGTGTGAGGATTATACTGTAAATGTTCTCAACGCAGAAAGTGCTCAGTTAAACTATGAGGGTTTTACAAAATCAATTTGTGCTAGCGTAAACACGGTAGTTTGTCACGGCATTCCAAACGATATTCCACTAAAGAATGGAGATATCTTAAACATAGATGTAACTGTAAAAAAGTTAATAGATGGTTCTTATTTCTTTGGTGACACTAGTAAAATGTTTATGATTGGTGAAGTTCATCCTCGTCATAAATTCTTGTGTAAAACAACATATGATTGTTTAGAAAATGCCATCAAGATTGTACGGGACGGAGTTCCGTTTAGTAAGATAGGTGAAGTTATAGAAAAAACGGCTTCCAATGCAGGCTTTAGTGTAGTGAGAGATTTCTCCGGACACGGTATTGGTAAAGAATTTCATACTGCTCCCCAAATATTACACTATAAGAATAACGATTCTTCTTTAATGAAAGAAGGGATGATATTTACCATAGAACCAATGTTAAACGAGCGGGGACACAAGGTAAAAATATTAGAAGATGGATGGACTGTTACAACCAGAGATGGTGGATATAGTGCTCAATATGAACATACTATTCTTGTTACTAAAGACGGTAGCGAAGTTTTAACAAGATAACATTTCGGAGTTGAATCGTGAACGAACGAATTAAAGAACTTGCTCTACAGGCTACAACTTATATTGAACCGACAGCAAACAGCGGTGAAGGTTGGATCTTTAACAAAGAAAAGTTCGCTGAGTTGATTATCAAGGAATGTGTAAAAGTTATGTATGATAATGCTATTGAACGAAAAGTTCCGCCCGATATAAATCAAACACCTACGCATTATGCTGTAGCAGTATTAGAACATTTCGGAGTTAAAGAATGAAAAAACCACACTTTACCAATACTAAAAATCCTATTGACTTTCCTATGTCAGTAGAGGAAATGATGGATTGTATGAAACGACCAGGCAATCGCCGCAGTTTGGCAGAGCTGAATACTGTTATAGAAGAAATTCTGGACCGTAACCCGGAATTCTCTGCCGAGATTGAAGAGATCGTTAAAAAATCAAGAGGTGAACGATGAAACCAAAAAGAAAATTAATCCGCCCAGCACAGGGATTAGTAGCCTGTCTCATGTATTGCAGTGACGGTAAATACCGTATTCGTGTCTATCACGAACATAAACTAAGTATGTTTGATGATTATGAAATCAATATTAGTGATATGTTTTTTGAAATTACAGATGAATTTGCCTGTTTGTATGAAGACGAAAATACTGGTATAAAGTATATCGATTATGATCCAGCCACATTGGGTCATGATGTATACAGTCCTTATAATACATCAAATAGTTAAAATGACTACTGAATATGAACTACTACAGGAAGTATTAGATACTTTTCAAAAAGTAAGAACCTGGGCTAACCCTGATTTTTACAGACAGCAAGTTTTACCGATCGTTAATAAAGTTAAAGAGCGGGTGGCTACAATTGAAACAGAAAAGTTTCTCAAAAGCTATCAACCACCGCCTAAACCAGTAGATGATGAAATTCCCACTATCCCGTCTTATTTGGAAGAGCAAACAAGTAAATTTGGTTTGTTTAACAATGACAAGAAAACTTTTTAAAAAATTAGATAAGCGCAATACCGGGTATGGGTATTGGAAATATTATATTAATCGTTCCTACTATTACTCCGGTAATATTGTCAGTTTATATCAAGCTACTCAACTCTATTTTGCATGGAGAGAATGGTGTTGGCAAACTTGGGGTGGTAGTAAGGAGTTAGATTCTTGGTTAGAGGATACAAGGCATTTACCCAATGCTAACACAGTTGGGCATAATGAGCATTGGTGTTTTCAAAACAATCAATTTGCCACTCGTATATATCTGCGTGGCGACAAAGAACTAAGCACATTTTTATTGAGGTGGTTATGAGTTCAGATTCAGGTTGGAAAATGTTTGCGTGGGCAGCAGATGGCACATATGATAATTCTGCATCTGGAATTAGACATGTTGTAGTTGATGGTATGCCCATTGTAACTATTACAAAGATGTGGTTGGATCAAGGTGGACCAAACGATGTTTCACCTGAACTTCGACAGCCTTGGGGAGCATTTCCAGACATGCCTCCTAAACCAGATAAAAAATAATTATGAATATCAATAATATTGTAAAACAATTAGAAGATATTGATCTTGGTTCAAAAAAAGTTCCGATGAAAACTGGAAAGGCTAAAAGTTGGCTTGGTGAGTATCATTGGGTAAGTCCCGCACAAGACCCGGATGCTGATAACAATATCCCTTCTGCTATTGAATGGTGTAAGGAACATTTTGGTAATAGTGGTTCTCGTTGGTATGAAAACCAAAGTAAATTTTTCTTTAAGGATGAACGAGACATGAGCATGTTTATCTTGAGGTGGTCATAAACCCAGCAGATTAATTGTCCAACACTATCCTTAAATATTTTAAGGATGGTTGAAATAAGATTAGGCTACGATAAATTTCACCAACAACGTGAAATAATAGAATGGTGCGACCAACTATTGGGGCCTGGTAAAAAAGTTTGGTATCAAACAGACGAATGGA